TGTGTAGAGATCTTTGAGATGCCTGAAAAGGATAAGAATGATAAAGTATATTCTGAAAGATATATAATAGGATATGACCCTGCTAATAACGATGATGCTAATTCAGTATCACTTATATCAATACTGGTGTTGGATTTGTGGACCGATAGAATAGTAGCTGAATATACAGGTAGACCTACTTACGTTGATGATGGTCATGAGATAGCTAGATTGATGGCATTATACTACAACGCTAAGATTTACTATGAGAATAACATCAAAGGTTGTTTTGGTTATTTCCAGAAGCTACAGTGTCTACACCTACTAGCAGATGTACCTCAGTACCTCAAAGACAAACAGCTTATAAAATACTCAACATTTGGTAATGCATCAAAAGGTATAGCTGCTACTAATCCTATTAATAACTTTGCCAATGATAGAATCAGGGAATGGTTAATAAAAGAAGTACCTACGATAAAACATGAAGATGGTAATGATATTGAAACCAAAGTACCTAATCTCTCATTCATACGTAATAGGGCACTCCTAAAAGAATTAGCTCTTTATAATCCTGATATAAATGTGGATAGAGTTAGAGCGTTAGGTATGGCTATGTTAGGTAGAGAAGAAAAGGTTATCCTTTATCAAGGTGATATACAAGGTAAACGTACTAAACGTGAGAATAGACAAGTTACTGATGATTTCTTTACTAGGAATTACGATGATAGAATTGCTAACGCTAGTTGGGATTTAATTACACAATAATTAATAAAGACACTTATAGTATTGACTATGGGTGTCTTTTTTTATTACCTTTGCACAATTAAAACGAAATAAATATGCGCATATGAAAATTAATAGTTTACCATCTCAGAAGTTACCCTTCAAGAGGAAAACCAAGGAATGGCGTAAGAAACACCTTGATTGGGCAACTGATAGATGTTTTGAGAATGATAGTACTGTACGAAAGTCTACTATCCACAAGAAGATTAATTATGATTTGGTAAATGGTAAATTGTACATGAAAGATCTTATCAAGTACATAAACCCAAATCATATTAAATCTGATAATAATACAATCCCTGAAACTATACAGCATTATCCTATTATTAATGCTAAACTGAATGTATTGCAGGGTGAAGAGAAAGGTAGGTTGTTTGATTACAAAGCAATTGTAACTAATCCTAATGCTGTATCTGAGATTGAGAATAACAAGAAAGCCATGTTATTACAAAAGCTACAAGCTATCGTAGAATCTCAGGAGCTTGATGAAAATCAACAAGAACAAGCTATGATGGAACTACAAAAGTTTGCTATGTACGAATGGCAAGACCTACGAGAGATGAGAGCTAATGCACTTATTAACCATTATAGGAAAGAACAGAACTTCCCTTTGATGTTTAATAAAGGCTTCTTAGATGCAATGATATGTGGTGAAGAAATATATCAATGCTGTATTGAGGGTGGTGAGCCTAAACTCAAAAAGATTAATCCACGTAAGATTAGAGTTTATAGGAATGGTTTCAGTAATCGTATAGAAGATGCTGATATTATTATCATGGAAGATTATTGGTCACCTGGTAAGGTAATAGATACTTATCACGAACAATTATCTGATAAAGATATAAGCTATATTGAGAATGTTGCTAGTGGTAATACTGGTGATAGAGATGGTCTTATTGGTGATTATGATGAAAGAGATGGCTTTATCAAAGCATACGATCTTGATGATACTGTTGCTGATACACTCCTTAAAACTGAATATAAAGATGATTTCAGCATGTCACCTTATGATACTGAGGGTAACATAAGAGTTGTACGCATGTATTGGAAATCTAAGCGTAAGATAAAGAAGATAAAAAGATATGACCTACAAACAGGTCTACCTACTTTTGAGCTATATGATGAGAACTATGTGATAGATGAATCACTAGGTGAGGAAGAAGAAATATATTGGATCTCACAAGCGTGGGAAGGTACTAAAATAGGTGCTGAGATATATATTAACATGAAACCATGCGTAGTGCAGTATAACAGGCTCTCTAATCCATCTGAATGTCATTTTGGTATAATAGGCTCAATTTATAATATAAATGATGAGAAGCCATTTTCTATGGTAGATATGATGAAGTCTTATTCATACATGTATGATGTGATACACGATAGACTGAATAAACTATTGGCTAAGAATATGGGTAAGCTGGTTAAACTTGATTTAGCCAAAGTACCAGAAGGCTGGTCAGTAGATAAATGGATGTACTTCATTAAGTCTAGTGGTATCATGGTAGAGAATAGCTTCAATGAAGGGCAATATGGCTCTGCTACTGGCGTTTTAGCTGGTGGGTTGAACAATAACACTACTGGTGTTGTAGACGCGGAATTAGGCAATTCTATACAGATGTACATACAATTCTTGGAATGGATTAAGAATGAGATGTCTGAGGTTGTAGGTATCAATAAACAAAGAGAAGGTCAAGTTGGTAATAGGGAAACTGTTGGTGGTGTTGAAAGAGCAAACCTACAATCTTCGTATATTACTGAATGGTTATTTGCTGTACATGATGATGTAAAAAAGAGAGTATTGGAGTGTTTCTTAGAAACTGCTAAGGTTGCTATGAAAGGTAAAAGTGAGAAATTCCAATATATATTACCTGATCATTCACAGCAGATAATTGAGATTGATGGTGATGATTTTGCTGATTGTGATTATGGTATTGTGGTTGATAACAGCAACGATCTACAAATACTTAATCAGAAGATGGATATGTTGGCACAAGCTGCATTACAGAATCAAGCAATAACATTCTCTGCTGCTATGAAGTTATACAACTCTATGTCAATGTCAGAGAAAGAAAGAATGATTGAGCAAGCTGAACAGGAAATGCAACAACGTCAACAACAGATGCAAGAGCAACAGAATCAAGCTCAACAACAACAGATGCAGATGCAAATGCAACTTGAACAAATGAAGATGCAACATGCAGATATGTTGAATCAACGTGATAATGAAACAAGATTAGCAATAGAGCAAATGAAACTCCAAGGTGACGCAAATATGAAAACAGCTGAAATGGTAATGGCGCAAGCTATGGATCATAGTAGTGAAACTGAGGAAGCACGTCTAGAAGAAAATAAACGTCAATTTGATGAAAAGATGGAACTTGAAAAAGAGAAATTCGTATTTGACAAAGAGAAGTTTAAGAAAGAACTAGACGCAGAGTTATTAAAAATACGAGAACAAGCTAAACGTAAAACACAAACTAGTAAATCATGAGTGTACACAAAATTAGAGCACACGTAATATCCAACGTAGAACCACAAGATAAAGAGGTTGTTTGGATTAAAAATAGTAAAATGTATCTCTATGAAAAAGGTGAATGGGTATGCATATCAGGCGCAAGTATTACTGATTATGACTATAACGGTAAAACACTTACACAAGCGTTAGATGATATATATGGTCACTTGACAGAAACACCTTTGATATTCACAATGCTTTATTGTGAAGATGGGGATAACTTTGAGCAAGGTCAATCAAAGACTATAAAGATTAAATGGGAGTATTCAAAGCCTGTTGAATCTCAAAGAATAAAGATTGATACAGAGGATTCACCTGTTGTATCTTACTATCTTGGTAGAGATATTCGTGAATATGAGATTCAATTGGATATGACTACTACATTCACAATCATGGCAGAAGAAGGTGATAATAACATATCTGAAAGCTATACAGTAAACTTCTTGTTACCTGTGATATATTTTAGCATGGAGAATGATAGTTATGCTCCTGAAACAGATATTATGAAATCACTTGATTGTGGTGTAAAAGAATTCTCAATTGATACTGGTGAATCTGAAAGAGCGGTTATCTGTATCCCTAAGGATAATCCTTATCAAAGAATCATGTATAATGGTAATGATGTTACTGATGATTTCATTAAAGATGATAACATCAAGTATGCTGATCAAACAATTGATTTCAGTAATCATTACTGTTATAAGAGTGCGTATTATGGTTTTGGTGTAATTAAATTTAGACTGGCATGAAAGTAATAGGAACTATAAAACCTTTGGGTAATAATCCTGTTGTTGAAAGTAAAGACGTTGCTGGTGGTTTTAAGATCGTACAAACAGTAAATGAGATGTACAAGTTAACGCAACCTACAATAGAAAACGGTAGCTTAATTTACATTACAGAGAATAAAATATTTTATATTGTAGAAATAATAAACGGTGTAATTAATTTTTCTTTGTGGAACATTGGTAATGATGATGGTGCTCATGCTGATTATGAAAAACTATTAGAACAAATAAGTTTATTAGAAGATGATGTTGATTCGTCTAATAATACTTCTAAGGATGCTTTTAAATACGCAGAACAAGCAAATAACACTGTAAATTCAATATTATCCACAGTTAACACTAATACAACACAGATTACAGCTCTTGATAAATCTTATACATCTTTAAACAGTAGTGTAACTGATATAAATAACACAATAAGTACGTATGAAGAATCTGTTGATAATGTGACTACATCCATAAATGAATTAGTTCAAAATAGTTTGTATCCTACACCTAAATATAAAAAGTGCATGAAATTAAACAATGAATTGCAACAAACTATTAGTTCTTGTTTGATTACAGATAACACAGGTAATGGTATTCCTTATAATTATATAGCAAAGGTTACAGCTGACATTCAAGTTGATCAGACTGTTACTGATTCATGGTTTAGGAAAATTTCAACAACAACTAAGTTACCACGTGAAATACACTGCATTTTAAAGAATACAAGTGAAAACATAACAACTGTTGATTTTGATTCTTATAGAGATATTGAATATAATATTTACATCGCTGGTGATGTTGAAAATAATATAGTTAATATAAAACCAGGATTATTTGTAGAATTATCTATTTATTTCTTTGCTAATGAATCTGGCAATTGGGATAGTTACATTATCTTCAAAAATCCTTATTAAGAGTTAAGTTCAAACATATAAACAAATGATTAATTCTGTTGACATTGGTATGGTAAATATTGTACCTTTGTCAGCAGAATTTTTTAATATATACGGTTATGAAGTTTATAGCTCCTATTGAGCCAAAAGGTAAATTTGCCTTACTAGATCCCATACATCTAAAAGGTGGATTTAAGCAAGTAGCCACATTTGATGATTTAAGCTCCTTAGACAGCTTTAATATTCCAGAGGGTACATTTGTTTATGTACAGGATTTAGATAGGCTGTATAGGCTTAAAAATGGCAAATGGGACTATTGTAAGTTTGATGAGAATAAGAACTATGAGATATACGCTTTTAATACCATTGTAACTAAAATTGAGATGATTGATGATTTCTACAAACTATCATTAGCAGAAAATCAATTTCAAGCTAATGATATAATTGGTTGGAACATCAATTACGATCTCACAGAGTTTCATGGTAGTTATGCTAAGATATGGTATAGCAATAAAGAAGAAAATTATATCTATGTAAGATTAGAAGATGATTATGCTCCAACGTTACCTGAATTACACAAAGAAATATACATGATAGGTAATGTTGAGTTAGAAAGTAGACAGCGTTGTATGGTATCACAAGTTACAGATGCTAAAACAACATTTACTTTATATCGTAATTTCTCACTAGAAAAACTATGGTCTGAGAAAAACATTGTTGTTGGTGATCCTTCACAAGGTGGCATACTGGTTTCAGATTATGTACATCTCACAGGTACTTTCATTGATAAAGATGGTAATGATTTATCTGAACTATCAAAAGAGAATAATGAGATTCTTAATACGTCAATAGAAACCATGCGTCAAGAATTTGATTATGATAATCTATTGAACAATGCCATGTTTACTGATAAACTTGAATATTGGTACACAGTCAACAGTGCTGGTATATTCACTAATAAGAAGGGTCAGTTCATTCAATTCAAGAAACAATTGTTGACTACCAAACCTCTTGGTGCTATTGTTACATCTATTAATTCACGGAAGTATCTTTTTATCAGACAAGGTTATGTAATGCAAACTAATGAAAACATGAAGAACTTCCTTAGCATGGATGTATTAGAAAAACCATTCTATGTAACATTGGTATTCTCAATTAAACCATTAACAAAAGGTACTATTACTGTTGAAATGGAAGGAGAAACTAATGATTACTATGATCAGAAGTTTATAACACCAATACCTACGAAATTCTATAAGGCTTTTACAGAAGAAGAACTTAATAAGAATTATGTGGTAAAGCAAGATTTCTTGTGGAATTATACAGGTGATTTTAAAATATCGTATACAGGTGAGGTGCAAATAAATACAATAGTATTGAAGTTTAATACGAATAAAACATTATAATATATGGCTATAACAGATCAAGAAAAAGAAGAAATAAAGACACTTGTTGTAAATGAGATTACTACCATGTCTATTTCTATTGATGAGCTGACTACTACAACAGATTTGAATGTTGTAGAATCATTTCCAGCGTATAAAAAGAATAGCGATGATCTTGTAAAAGTAAGTGTTGCTTCATTGAGCGCAGCATCTGAGAAAGCTGCTAATACAGCTAATAGTGCTGCTGCTTATGCTGAGAGAGCTTCACAGAGTGCAGAGGTGGCTACTGCTAATGCTAATAAAGCTACAACAGATGCTAACGCTGCAACAGAATTGGCTAATTCAATATCTGAAACATTGAAGGAAAGTCTTGATGATATAGATTCTATCAAGAGTACCGCTAATAAGGCAGCTGTTAAGGCTGACAGCAATGAAAGTAAGATTAATAGTCAATTGGGTTCTTTGAGCATAAAAGTCCTTACAGAGGAAGAATATGAGGATTTAGAGGTAAAGGATGATAATACCTTATATTTCATCAAGGAGGATGAAGACTAATGGCACTTAATTTTAATAACCTACAAATGGCTACCATGAAGTACGGCTCTCTAACTATCAATACTGTTATGAAAGGAGCTAATACTATATGGACAGCAATAGCATCATGTTTTGGTGGTGGCTTTTGGAATAATCAATCACCATGGGCAAATGATGAAGGGTGGTCAAACGGTAAATAATAATTAAATAATATGGCAAAGAAGTATAGTACGAACAAAATTACTAACTTGTCAACAGACTGGTCAAATGATCCCAGTAACAATTTACCATATAGTGGTGAATCTGTACAGAACTTTATTAAAGAACAATTGGAAGATCGTGTAACAAAAGGTGACTTCACCAACGAGCTTACAGAACAATTGGACAATGTGGTCTTTGATAATGGTAATCGTGATATTGTTACTGGTATTGAAGGTAACTCAGAGCTGTTGACAGTTACTAAATTCAATGCAGAAGGTAAAGTTTATCAAGAAACAATTGATATTGGTTCAGTTGATGTTAATGATAGATTTATTGTTATTACATCAACTTTATCAGATTCTTCAATAAACCTTAATGGTAATGTTTCTCTTGCGTATGGCTTTACAGTAGCAGACTATCAGAATGAGTTGATAGCTGGTTCATCTGCAAAGGTAAGTATTAAGTTAACTAAACAAGGTGCTTCAACACCTTTCTATTCAAATCAAATAGGTACTATCATGGCTGCTGATAGAGAACAGGAAGCCAACCAAACTATTGATTTGACTAATATATTGAAACAGTATGTATCAACTGCAATGACAGTAAATGTTACATTGACAGTAGAACATACATATACTTACATGGATGGTGAAGAAGAAAAGACTAAAACTATCACGAAGTATTCTTCAACGAATCTTGTAATCCTTAATCTTGAATTGTCAGTTACAACTAACTTACTTAATTCAGGTTCTGCTGGTCAAATAACAATACCTTATACTGTTAAAGGTAATGGTTCTAAAACTGTATATCTTTATAGAGATGGTAAATTGGAAGCTACGCATGATAGTTTAACAGCTTCATCTGTATCTGGTAGTTTTATACAAACACTACCTAGTGGTCAAGTAAACTTCCAAGTAGTTGCAGAAACTAAATCTGGTAGCACAACAGTAACTTCAAAAGCGTATTACTTTGATATGTTTGGTGCTGCTGCTTCAACTATAACATGTCTTGAAGTAGTAGATACTGCTGGTAATATTCAAATAGATGCTAATAATAGTATATTCGCAGTAGATCTATTTACAGACTTTTCATTCAAATATTACACTTATAATCCTACTAATAGTAAAGTAAACGTAAATATTTATACAGATGAAATCAATGAAAGTGGGACCACGTTGGTATCAAATGTATCTGAACAGATACTTGAAAGAAAGATATATACCTACTCTAAGAAGATTAAATCAGCGAATGAATTCAAGATTTATTTTAAAGAGGGAGATACTCTACTAAAATCTATAAGGATTCAACCAAAAGAATCTGAGATTAAAATAGATCTTTCTAGTGAAGGAGTGGTATTTAATCTTGATGCTGATGGTAGAAGTAATGAAGAAACTGTACCTGATGTATGGAAATATGGAGATGTAGAAACATCATTTGAAGGTCTTAACTGGGAATCCAATGGTTGGATAACTGATGAAAATTCTACTGCGTTATGTTTGCAGAATGGTTCAAAAGCTACAATCAATTATCCTCTGTTTAGAGATATAGATGGTTTCTCAGTAACAAAAGAAACTGGTTGTACGTTTGAAATACTGTTTAAGTGTTCTAACGCTACATTAGATGAACACCCTATCATAAGCTGCATGTGGCAAAATGACGAAGGTAAAGACACAGGACTTTATATTACCACGAAGAATGTAGGTGTTAAAACTGGTCTTACAACAGACTATTCAGATGATAATGGTAAACTTGTACAAACAGTAGAAACATACGTAGGACAGTTGTTTGCAGAAGGTTCTTACTATAAATATACTTTTGTACTTGATCCAAACGCTAAGGCAGTAGGATCTACCAAAGGTCTATGTTATGGTTTCATAAATGGTATATTGTGTTATATAGCTCCTATGCCATCTTCTTTCATGAATAAGGCTATGAATCCTATTAGTATTGATTCTACGTATGCTGATGTTTATATTAAGACTGTGAAGTATTATAATAGGGCATTTACGTTTGATGAGTGTGTAGATAGTTATATCGTAGACCAAAGTACATTGACAGACCTTGAAACCATGTATAATCGTAATGATATACTTGGTGAGAATATCAAAGGTGAGAAATATGTATCTCCTGCTAAACTACACAATCTTGGTAAAGGTGTTCTTATTATATCACCATCATTAGCACAGGAAACTACTACTATATTACAAGATCTTAATGGTTCATCAAATAAGAGTAACTATTATGGTCCATTTGTAATTGACTACTTTGCTCCATCAATGAACCTAAACTATGGTTCAGCTACCACGACAGCAAAAGGTAATGCGTATAACTTTACACACAATGAATGTGCTATACGAATACAAGGTACTACATCAACTAAAAGACCACGTAAGAATTATAGGTTCCATCTAAATAAGAAAACTAAATCTGAGAAACCATCATCTGGATCATTTATAGTTGGTGGTGAAGTTAACGATGATTTTACTTATTCAATGTCAGAAGGAGCTACCGCAGTACCTCTCTTGTGTATGAAAGCTGACTTTGTGGATTCATCAATGACACACAATACTGGTGGTGCTATCATATTCAATGAACTTACTAAGACAGTTCCTGATTTGCGTAATCCAGCACAGAAACTTGAATATAAGAATTCAGCTAGTGATATTACTACACGTGTAGCAGTTGAAGGTTTCCCTGTTGATATATTTGCTGCTGATTCAAAACTAAATACAGATTATACAGATATACTTGATGATGAGAATTACACGAACTTAACCTACATGGGGCAATATCAGTTTAATAATGATAAATCTTCATCAGGTAAAGTGTTTGGTTTTGATGGTGCATATACTTATAATGAAAATGGTGATTATGATGCTGCTGGTGCTTATCAAGCTATATGCTGGGAGTTCTTGGATAACAATGGTTCATTAGACCTTTTCCAGGTAAAGTTTGATACAAACAATAATCTATCACTTGATGCAACATACAACAATCTACCTAATGAGTTAGAACTTAGAGCACCTGCTGTTCTTACTGATGAAGTAGCTGATAATGGTTTTGCTTCATTGAAAACGTATGATTCTGGTAAATGGAAGTATGTATATGACAATACTACAAGGCTTATAGAGTTCTTAGGTACATGTGCTAAGGAGGTAGCTACCAACAATAAGAGAAGTGCAGTAGAACTTAATTCAATGACATCTGCTCAATTTGAAGCTCTTGATTGGACATCAGCTACATTCAAAGAACAAGCTGATAAATACTTCAAGATGTTTAATATCTGTGCGTGGTATATATGGACTGATTATATCATTGGTGTTGACCAACGTGCTAAAAACATGATGTTATACACTATGGATGGTAAACATTGGATGTTACAATACTATGATGGTGATACTGTATTAGGTGAGCGTAATGACTGTTTCTTGGCATACGATTATCTTACTGATAGAACTACATGGGATAACGCTGCTGGTCAATATGCATTACAAGGACATGATTCTTGGTTATGGTATTTGGTTAGAGCTAACTTTGGTGATTATATGGATAGTGTTTGTTCTACGCTTAGAGTATCTGGCAAGTTTGATGTATCTTACTTTAAGAAGATATTCAATGAACAGATTGTTAGAAACTGGGCAGAAAGAAACTATAACTATTCACAAGATTATAGATATATACAACCACTACAAGAAACATTCTCATCTGATATACCTAATAACTTTATTAATACAGCACAAGGTTCACGTGAATCCCATCGTAATTACATATTAGAGAATAGGTTCAATCTACTTGATTCAAAATATAAAGCTGGTGATTATCTAACTGATGCTTTTGGTTATTATTCTGATGTTAACATCTCAGTAAACAAATTGAAGATAGTTTCTTCAATACCATATTACTTTGCATGGAATACATCTAATACATCAATCATGGAACATCAACAAGCTAATGAATCCAACGATTACACGATTACTTTGAATGTAAAAGGTAATACAGCTAATAACCCTGCCAATGTATTAGGAGCTTCACGTATTAAAGAGCTTTATTTCGATAAAGCGTCTGGTTGGAATGTCGATAGCTCTAAGTTGGTAAAACTACCTGCTTTGGAAAAACTTGATTGTTCGAATTCAAAAGCTACAGGTGATCTCTACCTCATAGGTTGTGATAAGCTCATGCATATAAATGTATCAAATACTGCTCTATCTTCAATCAATGGTATTGAGGATTCACGTAAGATTGAATACATCAATACAGAGAATACTAATATCTCTAAGGTGAAGATAGCTGATGGCTGTAATATCAAAACCTTCAAATTAGGCACTGTAAGCTCTTTAATTCTGTCAAACCTTACAGATCTATCTTACACAGGAGATAGCTCAGTAGACAGCCTTACAGCGCAGAATTGGAGTACTCTCAGTGAACTTTCTATCAATAACTGTCCTAATATAGATTGGGAGAAGTTAGTTGAGCGTTTGAAATCCTCAACAGCAAACAACAAGTTCCTTCGTATTACAGGATTGAATATAACACAGCCTATAACATGGTTGGATCAGTTTACAGGCTATTATGCACTTACATCTGATGGTAATCAGTATATAGGATCAAAAGCAGCTCTCGTAGGCTCTATGAAGCTCACAGAGTATGTTGAGGATGATGTGATAAATAAATACAGAGAGATGTTCCCTGATTTGGATTTACAGCAACCTGAGTTTACTTTGCTTGAATTAGATGATACTGTACTTGATGAAAGTAAGGCTTGGTGGGAAGATGGTGGTGGCTATTCAAATATAACCAATCTTGATAACATGACAGGTTATAAGTATAAGAAAGCGTATGAACCATCTGGTCATATTAAATCTATACTTAACAATTGTCATAGATATTTGACTAAGGTTACTACTCCTGGTAGTACATTGAAAATACCATTGATACCTACATCTACAAATAAATATGAGCAATCATTAAACGCACGTAAGAATAATGGTGCTATGACTGTTATTCAATTATCTGATGATGATTCAAGGTATTATGCTAAGGGTTATGATAAACTTACTACACGTAAATCAGCTGACTTATCTGGTGATGCTAACAAAGGTATTATCATGGCTAAGATTCCTCACTTCTGGTATAAAGGTATCAACTATAATACTCCTATGTACGCTGCTACGTATTCAAAGAAGTTTATAGCTTTCTCAACATATGATGAAAAACCCGCAAGATCATCTGAGGTTAAAGAGATTGATTTCATGGATCTATTTAATGGTTATGCTGATGAAAACAACGATGGTTTATTTAGAGCTAAATCAGGATTGGTGTATTCTGAAACACAAGATAATATCAAGAACAGATATGTTGATATAACAGCTACTGCTGAAACAACTTTATATTCTCATATATATCGTGTTAAGGTTGAAGGCTATAAAAAGATCATGTTACCTTGTGATCCTGGTGTAACAAATGGTGCTACAATCTTTACAACTGCTGATGGTACTGTATGTGCTAATAAAGATGGTAATACTGCAAATGTAGGTGAATATAAGAAAATGACATGGATGTTTGTAGATACTGGTATGCCTATTGTATTAACTATCCCATCTGATGCAGTATATGTTTACTTTGTTGTTGGTGAAAGAAACTGGGGTATGAGGCAACGTGGTGCTTCATGTTATTCTTGTCATGGTGTTTCCTTGCATAAAGGTAGTAACTTTACATCTGGTGATGAAATGACTGATGCTAATGCATCTGAATGGTTAGTTGATATGGAAGATTGGGTCGAATATAAAGAAACATATTTAGGTGTTGATGCATGTACAGTATCTGATACAGGTCTTTCATTGACATTAGATTATACTGGTAATCATTACGCAGCAAAAGGTGGAACTGAAACTGATGTTGCATGGTCTGATGATATTGCTTATTCTCCTTATCATTTTGCTAAATTGATTTATGATACAGGTTATCAAACTTATGAGTATGAAGATCGTAAGATACTTTCCTTGTTATTCTTAGCTAAATATGGTAGAAAGAACTCACAAGCAATATTTGGTTATGGTACTGCTTCAAACAATACTGATGTTAAAATAGGAGCTTCTGATATAGCTAAGATTGGTATGAGAGATGCGTATGGACTACCTGATACTGATATTACAAACGGATATAGTAAATACTATTATGACATGTCTGAGGAACAAGATAAGACTGATGTAGTTAGCTATAATTATTGCAATTTCTTAGGTATTGTGAATCCATTTATGAACGCTATCAACTGTTTCCCATTCTCTAATACAGTATTCACTCAGGATGAAGCAAATGCTACGTTTGAGCCTAACAATGATCCTAATTATTCTTACAAAATACGTTACCATTACAAACTGTATGATTTTACAGATGGGACTTATAGACTGCTTAGGATTCCTACTAATCAAGGTTATATGCGTTATGTAAGATTGTGTAGATATTGTGATTTTGAATACGTAGGGCAAAGCACACAGGTTGGTACTATAAGTACAGGTTACTGTGATCAGTTTAGTGTTTTTGCTTCTTCAACAAGTGCTAGTTTAACTTCACTAGCTAATGCATATGTACTTTATTCAGGTAGACAATTAGGTACAGCAGCAGGTGCTTTCTGTATTGAATCAGGTAAGATGGGTTATCAGTCAGGTACTGTTACTGCAAGATTTGCGTTTAAAGGTAGTATTACTGAGGTTGATGATCCTGATTACTTCAACGAAGTACAAGAATATAGACAACCTGTGTAGTCAATGCTTTAAATAAATAATTTATACTATTGACAATGCTATATTGTTTTTATTAACTTTGCACGGTGTATTGAGAATTACTTGGTACACCGTGTTTTGTTAATAATAAAATAAAGAATTATGGATTACAAAGAGATCAGTGGTAATGTACAACCTGTTATGGATGTAGGAGATGGTAAATACTTTGTTACCATTGAAAAATACAAACAGGAGAAAGATGATGATAATGCGTATATATACAAAACATACGATCATTATCCTTCAAAAGATGAAGTGAAAAGTTTTGTTGAATCTTATTACAATGAATGTATTGAGGAAGAAATCATATCTGGTTTTAAATATGAATACCAGACAGTATATCTTTCTTTGGAGAATCAACTTAACTATCAATCTATATATGATCGTATATCACGAGGTAAAATGACTTATCCTATTGAATTGAAGTTTGGTAATGCTTATGTATCATTTGAGAATGAAAGTCAATATGAGAAGTTCTATTTAGCCATGCGTACGTATATAGACACTATTGTGGAAAAAGGTTGGAAACTTAAAAGAGAGTTTGCGTATGAAAAGTATGACAAAGATTATAATAGTACTGATTCTTAGTTTGCTTACGTTTAGCTGTACTAAGGTAAAGGAAGTTATTACAGAAGTTCCTGTTACTGTGGAAACAGTTAAATACGAATATTTGACAAACTACAAGATTGATACTATTATAGAAAAAGACAGTGTAGACAGATTCATCAAAGGTGATTCTGTATTAATAACTAAGTATAAGTATATAAAGCAAGTAAAGATACAAACTGATACTATTTGTAAGATAGATACTATACCAACTGTGGTAACAGTAACTAAGACAGAGATTAGTGAGGTCAACAAATTAACATGGTATCAGAAGTTCCTTAATTGGTGTGGAATTTTATTTGTAATCATTTTACTGGTATTTGGTACATATAAACTAGTTAAGTGGAAATTCAAATAATAGTAAAATGGTAGACATAATTACAACAGGTTTAGTTGGACTAGTATCATCAGCAATAACTGCTATGATCGGATATTTAACTCAAAAGAGAAAGGTAAATTCGGAGGTCAAGCAAACTGATGTAAATACTATGAACACTCAATTTGACTTTTATAAGCGTACCAATGATTATAATAATGAATTGTTGGATGGTTATTTAAAACAAATAGAAGCATTAAAAACATCAAAGTCAGAACTTGAACTTAAAGTGGATGAATTGATTAAAGAGAATAGAACTTTGAATGACAAAGTTGATAGATTACAAAGAACACTTGATGAAGTTCTAGCTGGTGTTTGTAATGTAAAAAATTGCAACAAGAGAGTTGCTCTCATACATAATGAAAACAAAATAAATAAAGACTGAAACAAATAAAGACTAATGACATAAGAAACAAAAAATTAATCAATAAGAAAAAATTTAATAGCAATGGAAACAAGTGAACTTAACAAAGGGCAGTCCTACGAAAATCACATGAAAAGGACTCCTTCTGAACGTAAGATGTTTAGAAAGATGAAAAGATGGATTACCTATTTTCAATTTGTACCTATCTTATACATCATATTGTTCATGTTAGAATTTGGGTTTAGAGTTAAAGGTGTTAACGCTACATCAGTTATCCTGATAATTTTATTCACATATAAAGCGTTCTTACTGCTTGCAGCATCGCCAGTATTTGGCTTCTGTAAGCACTTTAACTTCTTAGTGATCTTCTCATACTTTATATTTGTATGGGATAAATTAATGAACATACATGATCATACAGTTGAAGCTGTATTATCCATGATATGTGGTATTGTTTTATTATTTACTATTCCTTATGTTAAGCCTAATCTCGAAAGAGCTTTCAGAGATCCAAAAAAGGATTCATGAAGGCAAATGTAAAATTACGTATGATGAAGCACTCGAATTGCTTTCAACATTGAAGAACTTCTCAGATAATAATAAAGAGTTGAGTAAAGCGCAAGCAATAGACTATATAGGCATTTCTAGGTCCACATTCGATAGATTAATTGAAAAAGGTGTTATGCCACCAGGACATAAGAAACAAGGCTTTAAAGAGCTTATATGGTATGAAAAGGAGCTTATACAATTCTTATCTGAGAATCCGCATTATAACAAAACTAAAAAAAGATACATAGATGAGAAATATTAAAGAGATTATTGTACACTGTGCAGCTACTCCTGAGGGTAAGGATTTCACAGTAGCTGATATTAAAAAATGGCACCTCGCAAGAGGCTTTAATGATATAGGCTATCACTATGTTATATATAGAGATGGATCTGTACATAAAGGTAGAAGTGAAGATGTTGTAGGTGCACATTGCACAGGACACAATACTAATTCAATAGGCGTATGCTATATAGGTGGTGTAGCTACTGATGGTAAGACTCCAAAGGATACTAGGACAGCTGAACAGAAATCAGCATTGCTAGGTGTATTGAAACAATTGAAGTCTAAATATCCTAATGCAACTATACATGGTCATAGAGATTTTGCTGCAAAGGCTTGCCCATCGTTTGATGCTACAACAGAATATAAGAATGTAACTGGCATACCTTATGAACTTGATAAAGTAAAATGAAATGTTTGTTTTTCATAGTTTTGAGTTATTAATTGATTTAAGTGGTTGAGTACTAATATGGTACTTGACCACTTTTTTTATGCCATGAGTATTGTGTTCGTTTTTCAATACCTATATATTAATTTTGCAGCGTAAGGTCTTACTTTTGTTTTTGTTTCTATTATTTGTTTCATTATTTTTAATTTGTTTTCTGTATGGAGATAATTGAAAAAGAAGTTGGTAAGCACAAAGAATATGCTTCCAAAGGTGTTGGTAATGCTGGTCTAACACTGGGTA